AGGTAGTTGGTGGCATATATCCGATATCCATCAACACGCCAATAGCTTAGAGGGAATATGTAATGACGAGGCAGAAGAGATAACCGACGAAGAGGCAAGAGAAGTATTAAGGCTTATGGATAAGTGCCATGATTGCGAAGTAGGCTTGAATTGGGATGTAATAGAAAGTTGGATTGACCATGTAAAAGAGCTCAGGAGAAAGACAGCATGACACGCTATCAAATGCAGTATGAAATTTATACTTTGATGATGGACATTTATCCTGAATTGCAGCATCAGGAATTAGACAATCATCTTGTCAATTTATGGAAATGCACAGACGATTATTTAATGAAGTATCTTCAAGCTACAAAGGACATCGCATCATGGAAATTACATTAACTTTAGAGCAATACAATAAAATACGCCGGTTATCTGATTTTGCCGACTTTTATCTTGACGACCATATACCCAGCTCAGATTTTTATCAGGAGCAATTTGAGCATGACATGGAAGATATTTTTTGGGCTAAAGAGGTATTCCAAGAGATTGACGCAAGAATAGGAGCTAACAATGAACAGAGATAGCATGGTGCAACGCTTAATCCAAGATGATATCAATACGATTGGGCACGCTTTTGAGGTGGGCGATACTGATTACTTATATGACATTCTTTTAAATAATATAGGCTATGATAAGCAGACGCTGCGAGAGATTATTGACCAATACAATACAAGAACATGGGAAACCGAATAATGGAAGAGTGCTCAATTTGTAGTGTAGAGTTTTCTATTGAAGAAGAGGGCGGGATTGTCGGTGAGTTTGGTATTTTACCGGTGCAATTTTGCCCCACATGCTTATGCTGTATGTTAGATATGGCAGACCAATTAAACGAGGGAGTAATATGAAAGCATTTCCAAGTAGAGCACCAATTAACGCCGATTGCATTGGCATAACAGAGCACGCCGGCATGGACTTGCTGGACTATCACGCTGCAAGAGCTTTACCCTTAGCATTTCACTATTATAGAAATGCCATTGAGAATGATGGCGGCAAATTTGAATGGGAGGGAGATGATGAAAATACCCCTTCCATCGATTTAAACATTGTCGGTTTGTATGCCTATCTTTTAGGCAAAGCTATGCTGAAAGCTAAAAATGAGTTGGGTTGATGCTTACGCACAATTTATTGAACAATTATATGAAAGAAGAGAAATGAAAACATATGAAGTAGTTTTGCATTATTCCGGCAGGCAGGTCTGTTATGTCTCAGCACCGGACGAAGACGAGGCGATAGATGTTGCGTATGACGAGCTCGCCAATATGCACCAGCTTGATAGTTTAGAGGTGGTGGATGTCGAGAGCTGTGAGGATTATGAGGACGACGAGGATGATGGATTTTGAGCTTTACTATCTACCAATCGGACGGATTAAAGGTCATACAATGGTTTAAGACTGTTGATGACCTTCTCAAATCTATGCTGGAAAACCCTAATAACACATACCATAGGAACACATGAGGATATTGACCGACCGGACTACCTTATTACAGGCAGTCGATAGATTAGAGGTTAAAGGGGGTTTTGCCAATGCACTTGGTAAAGCAGCCCTTTTAGCGGATAATGAGAACCTGAAACGGCTTGTAAATGCTTTCCCTGAATTATTTGAGGGTCAGGCTTCTCTCAGATTGGTTAAATGAACGCTACGATAATTTACTTAAAAGATGGGAAAAACGGCATGGTTGAGGTCTCGATGGAAATTATCGGGCAGCCTAACCAATCTTTCCTATTGAGTAAGAACATTGGTGAAAAGCTAGCCGAGCTTAAGATTACTAAGTTTTGCGACAATGAGTTTACGCAAGAGCCGCCGGAAATGCTGCAATAAGCAATTTCCCAGCTTCGTAAGCACCCAATCTTAATTCAGCGTCATTAAAATCTTCCTTTTGAATATCGGAAACCCAATGGGGATACCCTTGTGCTACCTTGATTCCTACGGGGTCATTATCAGCCACGATAACGCAGTCAGGATACGACTTTGCCATATCTGATAGATTGCCAGCAGAGAAACATACAACGAGCTTATAGCGGGTTTTGTTGCATTTTAGAGCCCGTCTTACAGATAAGGCAGTCGCCATACCCTCACAGAGTATCGGAATACCCTTGTTATCCATGATATATACCGCACCTTTATTGCATTGTCCGGCAAGAAACCGCTTAGTCCCATCTTGGGATATGGTTTGCAGACCGGAAATATTCCCATCAATCCGCATGGGGATTACTAGATTACCTTCCCACACATACCCTTTTAGCTCGGGAAAACCCTTAGCCGCTAAATACGGGTGCGTTGTCTCTACGCATTGTGAGAGTATCCAACTTGCCCGCTTAGCTGCCGCCGCTTGACGCTGCAGGGTAATTTGCTCAGATTTTTTGCGTTTAGCTGCTAATTGAGGGTCAGGCTTATAGTCCTGGCCTCTCCAAAGAACGGGCTTCTCATGCTTACTCCAATCCTGCAGAGCTCCACAATTTCCAGAGTAAATATATGAACCATTCCGTTTATTAGGATGGTCTAAAGTCTTTACCCTTGTCCATTTGTCATATACGAGATGGTCGATAATTAACCCGTGCTGCTCTGCAAAAGATTCAAATGTCATGCTGCTTTCCTATACTGTTTTGATTTGGAGAACGCAATCATTCTGCTTTTAATCCAGCTAAGGGTCTGCTGGGATGGTGGGCGGGGCTCTACCTTTATTCCATTAGGATAGGCATCAAACTTCTCACGATACTTAATGGCTGCCCATCCGTCTTTATATCCCTTCATACGTCCGTAATAGACTAACTCGGAATAGAAGTGGGTATTTTGTATCTGGAGCTTCTTATTTGCCTTATCTAGCTCTTCAAGAGTGCCAGCTATGCTTATAATAGAACTTAGAGCTTGCCTGACGTGTCCACAGGAGGAGCAAGTATTGTTCGGAGATGTCCAAAGTGCGGCACAGGCGGGACACTTTGCTGCTTTCTTTTCTCTTTCAGTAGGCTCACGCTTAGTCACCTCACCGCCGGTCTTGAGTTCCGTTACGCCGTCGTGGTATAGGCTTTCCCAATCATCCCTGAACCGCAGGAAATTACCTGAATGGTCTAGCAGGACACCAAAATCCTTGCCTTCGTGGGGTCTTAGGATGCGTCCGATTTGTTGAACATGGCTGCTAAAGGACTTACTAAACGGTCTAGCAGAAATGCCAATACAAACATCGGAAACGTCAAAGCCACGAGTAAGGATATCAGTGGCAATAAGACCATGAATATTAGTGTCAGGTTTACCAAAATCTTCAATAGTATCTCGCTTGAAGTCATCATCTTCCTTGTATGAAATAGAAACAAAGTTATAACCGGCTGCTTTAAATTGAGCTACAAGTTCCTTGCCGTGCTCAACACCAGCACAGAACACAATAGTCTTCATAGGTTTGCCGTATATCTCATAGGTTTTTTTAACCCATTCCGCAACGATATCTCCGGTTATTTGAATGCCTCGGGAAGTAGCTTCTGCTTGAGACCATTCGCCGGCAATCAGTTTTACTCCGGTCATATCAATTTCTTTGGCGATATAAACCTTAAGCGGGACAACCCAGCCTTCTTCCACGAGTTCCTTCATGGGAGCTGCACCAATAACATTTGTGTAGATGTTGCCAAGACCGCTAGTAAACGGGGTGGCAGTAAGACCGACTACTTTAATTTGAGGGTTAGCCTTAATGAAGTCCACTGTTGATTTATACATGACATGGCACTCATCAACAATAAGCATATCAATATCTGGAAACTTGCGGCGGGCTAAAGTCTGAGACGAACAGATTTGGATAGGTTCAAATGGACGCTTGTTCCAATGACTTCCCTGTCTTACTCCATGTTTAATACCATATTTGGCTAATCTTTTACTGGTCTGGTCAACCAATACTATACGGTCTAAAACCATCGCTACCCGCTTACCTTCAGATGCGGCTTGCTGCATGATAGCCATAGCACATTCTGTTTTACCAAACCCTGTAACGGCACAGAGGATTTGGCGGGTATGTTCTTTGAAACCTTCGTTTAACTTTTGGATTACTTCAGATTGATGCGGACGCAATACTAACACTAAGACTCCTAACTACCAAGAAACCGCTTGGCATCGGGGGGGGAAATACGGTTTATGTGAAGTTTATACAGGCTGTTTTAAGTCGCCGAGCCGACTTTGTAAGTCCCCCCGATATATAAATGATTGCACCTTTTGTCTTACTGTAATCTCATCTAACTCAACATACCATTCGTGTTTATACCTATACTTTTTAACTAGACAATTACCCAAATCTATGTCCTCATCAGAGTCATGCCGGCAAACGATAAGTAAGGACTCACGAGCATATCCAACCACATCACAAAGCCTCTCTAAAGCAAGTCTTTGTCCTAAATCCATTTCTTTATTACCACGCTTGGCTTCAATAAAAATAAAGTATTTATCATTAACTTCCATAAAGGCATCAATGTCAGTAGGGTATTTAGTATCAAACCGCAGATTCTCAAATACGCATTTTTGGTGAAAGCCATGCTGGTCTTTAATCATTTTGCCTTGCTCTTCCAATAGTTTATTTGACCGACCGATTGCGCATTCTTGGTCTGGTAAAAATCACGGGAGGCTTGCAATGCTTTAATCTCCGCAGCTTGAGCCGCAATCTTGTTTTGAAGTTCCTCAATGACAGCCTCAGCATCCCATTCCTCACCAAGGATTTCTTTCTCAAGTTCAAGTATCGTCTTCTCATTCATTTCAAACTTCTGAGAGCTTGTTCCAGTTGATGCTGTGTTGCTTTACTGTTATTCATTACTCTCTGAGCTTCATTACAGCGTTCTTTCCAACGGATAACTTGCTGGACTGAGCCGTTTTTTACGGCGTCCGGAATTTTATTCATTTGTTCTTGTATTTGTTTTCTAATGTCGTTCATTTCACATCCAATAAATCTTCAGGTTTAATACCACGTTTTTCTAAGGCTATCTTAAACTTCTCTAATGCCTGCTTCTCGTAATGGTTAACATTTGGGCGGCTCATACCTAATGCATCTGCTACTTCTTGCTGCGTCATATGGTAATAATCTTTTTGGTTCATAAATTTCCTCCGGTCTTTTACTGTATGCCCGCTTTTTCAGTATTCCTATAGGTGTTTTCCATTAACAAACTTCCTTCTCTCATAGGACAGGACGAGAGGGTGATAAGCACATAGGATAAATATGTGAAGTCTCCGCATCTTCAGCCGACTTGCGTCCACTGCTCCCTGAGGTACTGTTTGTCTTCCAGAGCGCCTATCAACTAGAGTCGGCCATACTCCCCTACATCACCCATCATGCTCTGTTCGTGTGGATACCCAGTCAAGTCCCACTGCGCCGTCCTGTCAAATCTTTCGATATAAGCGCAACCTGTCTTTAATATCTCGGTCATTAGATATATCCATGTAAGGTAGCTGGATGAACCGTCTGTATCGTCGCTCTACGGCGGAAAAGGAAAAACCTCATAGGGTATGAAGTCTGATTGGACATTCGCTTATGTTTACTTCCCGCCACCTAAACATAAAAGAACAGTTCAGACCCCATACAGTATGAGGCTTACAGCGGGAAGTTTAACATAAAAGAACCGTCCAAAGTCCGTTTACGCAAATGAAGTGTATCACAAGATTTAAAAAAAGTGGAGCTGTCGCAAATATAAGGCAGACATTTAAGCACCTTTGGCACTCCGAAACATCCTCACGAGATGGACTTTTATTATAATACCGGTCGTTTTACATAATATTAGGGTTTACCCTATGTATATTTGGTGTAATATACGCTACAATTGGTGCACCGCAACATAACTTATGGAGATAACCATGTTTGATTTTGAAAAGCAATACAAAGATGCATTAGCAAAGTTTGAGACTGTAACCAAGCAGAGCAAAGAAGCGTACGAGTTTTGGTACAACTGCGTAATGGACTCATGGAAAGACTTGTATAGCAAGAAGAAGTGATTTAACGGGGGGTATAACCCCCCTTTTTGTTTCTCAAAGTGTACAAAATGGGGTGATATGTACACTTTTTGCAGTTTTTTATACATATAGGTATTAATATGTATAGACAATAAACACTTTTAGGTATCAATTAAGTATTCTTTAATAGTCACTTGGCAGCCGCCGCCCTTAATTTTCTCGCCCCGCTCCACTATCAGCTTCCAGACTTGCTGGTCGTCGTCGTAAATAATTCCGTTCATGGAGTCTAGGACGCACTTGCAAATGTTATCTATGTCCAATAGCCGCTTGTCTCTTGGATAAAGGATGATGGATACTTCTACTGGCTTATCTCCAAATGTAGCAACGTTCCTACATATTTCTTGGACGGCTTTTTTAAATTCCATTCCACGCTTGGAAATATACCGGCGATGACCGCTAGCCAGCCAATAAGCATTGACGCTACAGGGATAAGGAAATACTAGGGTAAGCACTTATATAACACATGAGAGAAAGTGGGTACGATGTATTGACTTGTCATATTGGAAGCATTATATTGGACTTAGAGGAGACTGTCTATGAATGATAATTTAATGAGTATTGCAGCTACATCTATTATTGTAATCCTTGCGATTGTGTTCTTTCTTTGTGTACTCATAGGCAACCGTGTATGGTCTTGGCTATAAAATATTTTGTAATTTGTTTTTCAATTGTTCTTTGCGCCCATGTGTTACATGTAACGCACGACCCTAAGATTGTGTATGCCTGTTCCGAGGTGACAGAGGACGACCCGATTGATGTTCAGAGGAAATGCTATGGAAATAAAGTTAGAAATCACCAGAGAGAATGAAGATGGCTCAGCAGATGCAATGGTTCATTTTGACAAAGAAGGATTGGCTTTCTTGGTTCAGGAAGGGATTGTCGCAATCCTATGGCAGTATATTAAACAACAGGAAACAAATGGCAAGAAAACTGTCAAAAGCAAAACGGATAGAAAACCTACTAAACCCGTCAGTTCAAGAGGCGTTAGAGCGAGAGCAAAGAAACTACAACTTTGATTTGTATCAAATGGTAGGGCGTACTAGTCGCAGCGCTTCAGAGGCTTTTAGGGATGCTGAATATGCTTACGCTATCCATAAGTTTGATGATGATTGGGCTTGGGTGGTGCGGCGTTTTTATAAAACCACGACAGATTTTGTAATGTCGGCATTTTTAGGTGGGATGGCTGTAGGATTTATTTACTGGATAACAAAATGAAAACACGATTTGATTTAGAGGACGAGATATTTTCCGTAGAGCAGACCGGCAAAGATATTGAAATGCTGTTTAAAACTTACGGCGACCGCTCTTGGCCTATGACTGAGGATGAGGTAATGAATGCCCTTCTTGGAATCTACACCCTCCATGAGATGCGCTGCTATTGGTTAGATGATACTTACAAACAAGTTCACCAGCTTAACGAGTACGCAACTCCGGAAGTAAAAGCCCGCCGAGAAGAGCTTATGGGCAAGATTTTAAAGAAGAAGAAAAAGAAGAAAAAAGAAATAGACATAGATGGGCGCTGCTAATGAACGACATGATAAGAGCACGAGTAAATAGTGAAGTGAAACAACAAGCTGAAGAAATTTTAAAGGCTCACGGACTTAACTTATCTGTTGCCATTCGGATGCTTTTAACCAAGATAGTTAGAGAAAAAGAATTTAAATTATGAGTAGTTGGTTAATCATTCTCACAGGAGCAATTTATGCGTATATATCCGGAGAGCAGTATTTCAAAGGTAACGTGGGCATGGCTATTTGCTACGCTGGCTATGCTCTTGGTAATGTGGGTCTTTATATGATGGCAACAAAATAGGAATAAAAATGGATAAGAATGAGCAACTAGCATTTAATATTGGGTATGCTACCGGAGCCGTTACAACAGGGATTGTGGTTGCTTGCGTGGTTTTTATTGGCGTGATGATTTCTAAGCCGGCATGTGCACAACAGAGCTGGGAGAGAAGCCCAGACAACTGGCAAAACAGTCAATACAACTACAACAACAGCAGTACCAAATGGGAAAACAGTCCACAAAACTGGAACAATAGTCAATACAACTACAACGCTAACAACGGGGTTTACGATAATAGAGGAAACCGTATTGGATATGAGACCATAGCGCCTAGTGGTACAGTAAATTATTTTGATAACAATGGCGCACGCCATGGATACAGGAGCAAGTGATGGTGGATTACAGTGAAACAATGCTAAGCATTAACAAGTCTATGAAAGAGATTAATGACTTTTTATTAGCTGGCGATAAAAAAGCTGCCGTAGGAATGTTATTAGCGGTCGCAGCAAGTGCGGAGATGTTGGCTGCATGGATTAAAAACAATTGAAGATAACCAATAAATACGGATTACCAGAGACAATAGTCCAAGCGGTAAAGCGTCCTACCTATTCTAAGGGTGCTTCGCATATGTCGGTCACTGGCCTACTAACTAGCCCACGGATTGTCCAGCTGCGGGAGAAGTATGACCATCTGATAGAGCAGGATGTTACAGAACTTATTCCTTCTCTATGGGGTACGGCAATGCATTACATCCTAGAGCAAGGCAAAGTGCCCGGTCATATTGTGGAAGAGCGTCTCTTTGCTGAGCTAGATGGCTGGAGCGTTTCAGGAGCTATTGACTTGCAGATTGAGTCCGACAAAGGCATTGAGATTAACGACTATAAAAATGTTGGTGCTTGGGCGGTAATGAATGAGAAGAAAGAATGGGAAGAGCAGCTTAACTGTTATGCTTGGCTGGTAGAGTATGTAAAAAAAGCTCCCGTCCATAAGCTCGCTATTATTGCTATTGTCAGAGACTGGAACAAACGGGATGCCCAAACTAAAGAAGGTTATCCAGAGGCTCGGGCGGTCGTCATACCAATTAAGTTATGGACAATGGAACAACGGGAACTATTTATCCGTAGCAAAATCCATATTCATTCCGAGGCTAAATTTGCAACAGATGCAACAGAAGTGTTACAATACTGTACAGCAGAGGAAATGTGGGAAAGACCAACAGTCTATGCCGTCAAGAAAGATGGCAATCAAAGAGCAAAGTCTTTACACGATACAGTAGAAGATGCAGAGGAAGAAGTAAAAAAATTGGGCAAAGGATATGTACTTGAAACACGCAAAGGCAGGAGAGTGCGCTGCGAAGAGTATTGCCAAGTAGCCCCATATTGTGACCAATACAAAGCGTATTTAGAGGAAAACCAATGAGTGCAAATGGTATGCAGGTAGGCGGTACGCATTACTCAAAGAATGCAATCCAGCCATGGGATTATATAGTTGCCAATGACCTTGGCTATCTTGAGGGGAACATTGTTAAATACGTTTCCCGTTACCGGTTTAAGAATAATGTTGAGGACTTGCGTAAAGCCCAGCACTATTTGGAAAAGTTAATCGAAGTAGTACTTAAAGAGGAGAAGTGATGAAGACAAGGCAAGAAATGATTTACGACTTTATGTTGGCATTAGCCCCAACAACAACTGACAAGTCTAAAGACATGTTGAAATTTTATGATGCGACTCGTAAAGAACCGCCAGATGATTTTGAAGAAATTCTATGTAATTCTATATATCAAGAAGCTGCATGTTTAGCTGATGCGTACTTGGAGAAACTATAATCATGGAATACAAAGAACTGAGACAGATAGACGTCTCTAAATATACTGAGAAGAAAAATAATCTTACGTATCTATCTTGGGCATGGGCGGTCGACCAGTTATTATTAGCTGACCCTAAAGCACATTGGTTTTATCCGGAGTATCAACGCTGGGGCGGTGGTTCTGTAATGGTATTTTGTACTGTTATTGCCAATGATATAGCCCGTACAGCACAGCTTCCAGTAATGGACTATCGGAATAAGCCGATTTCTGAGCCGGATTCTTTTGCCGTCAATACTGCTATGCAGCGTTGCTTAGCTAAGGCAATCGCCCTGCATGGAATTGGGCTATACATATACAACGGCGAAGACATTCCGCCGGATACTGGAGACACTAAGCCAATGCCAGAAGTGCCAAATATCCCAGCACCTAAGGCAGCAGTTAAGAAAGCGGCAGAAATGTCTGTAAACAAACCCTTAACAGGGAAAACGGCAGGCAAGCCAGGAGAGTGGCAGTTAACAGTCATGGAAACAGAAGACGTTAACGCATGGATGGAGTCGTTAAAAGCCGGCGTAAATGCATTGCTGGCAATAGCTACCCATCCAGACGATGTAGCCAATATCTTTAAGAATAATCGTGTTGTGTTTGATAAAGCAAAAGAGTTAGACGAAAAAGCATATGCACAGATTATGGTAAGTTTTTCAGCAACAAAAAAATCATTAACTAAGGAGTAATTATGGAATACGAAGTAAGACCAAACACCGGCTCACTACACATCTCTTCACAAAAGCGTACCGAGAAGTCCCCCGATTTCTTTGGAACCATTGCGATTGACAGGGAATACGCCAAGCTTTTATTGGAGCAATCCGATGATGAGACGATTGCCGTTAAGTTATCCGCATGGAAACGGGAATCCAAGACCGGAAACAAATTCCTATCGCTTGCAGTAGATACTTATGTTAAGGACGCAGCACCTAAATCTACGGACAAAGACCCATGGGAGTGAAGAAAATAGCGACAGAGAAGATTTTAGATGACCTAAAAGACGCTCTCAAAGACACTATCAAAGACAACATGGAAAAGGATACCGTGATTAAAGACCTTATGTTAATCATTAATTATCTTGAATCTAAGCTGGGAATTTATAAAGGACTTGAGGATGCAGACGAGTCAGTTTGAGGCTAAAAAAGTCGCTCTTAAACAGACCAAGGATGGGTATGTTATGAACTTAGCTATCCATCCAGACGAAATACCCGACGAAATTGTAAAAGATTTTGTTGGGGCTCGTTACATGGTTGTTATGGTGCGCCTTGCAGACAATGAAGAGCCATTAAATCGTCAAGAGTTTGCTGGTGCTCAGATGGTTAAGCTGGCAGGAATGCTATGCCGAGATAAAGAGTTTTGGGATTACTTACACGAAACTGGTCAGCTATTTGAAATGACTGAGCCGGCTTGTGTGGAATGGTTAACTAGCTATTTAAAAATCAGCTCTCGGGCTGATATCAAAGTAAACATGACTGCCCAAAACGAACTAAAAGAACTATACACGGAGTACAAAGAGTGGAAAAACTAATCCCGTACAGCTTGTACCTTCCCCAAGAGCATATCAATAAGCTCAAGGGAATGGCTAAACAAAGAAAGGCTTCCGCATTTATTCGGGATGCTTTGATTATGGCTTTAGAAAACGGCGAAGAATTTAACAGTGGATATAACAAAGGACTGCGGGATGCCTGTAAAGTGGTTTCTGAAAATGAGCACCTTAAGTTCTTGTCTTATAAGGGAAAACCGATGAATACTATGCTTGTCGACCAGCTTAAAATGTTAGCTAAACATGGATGATAAAAAGCATATGCGATTCTTGGCAGCTTGTTTTGCCTTGACGATAGCAGAACCTAAGAAAGCGGTACAACTAGCGGACGAACTCATGGAGGAGTTATACGGTGAAAAAAATATTGATAACGGGATTGCTGCTGTTGTCCCTAAGCGCAAGCGCAGCCGGAATAATAGCTGAACTTGAGAATGAGGGTGGCGGTACCATTGCACTTACAGATATTGGTTGTAAAACTGTTGTTGGTGCCAATATTGCTTACTCTAATCATCGTAATGGGAAACATATTTTAGGATGCTGGGTATCAGACAAAGAGAATGTGTACGTAAAGTGGTCTGATGGAGATATTAGGGAATACCCTTGGGTTAATTTTAAAAGGGATACCAAAATATGAACGCAAATGAACTAGCTGATGAATTAGAGGCTTGCTTTACTAGAGCAGATTGGGTACATGTAAACGAGTGTGCCACCATGCTACGCAACCAACAAGCCTTAATAGAAAATCTAAACGGACGCATCGAGCGCATGATTGAAAAGCAGAGCCACTATGAGGCAATGGAACACGCTGCAGGATTTGAGGCTGGTCGTCAGCTGGGGATGAAACAAGAGCGGGCATTATGGGAGTTGGCTGCATCTACACAGGAAATTGAAAACCAAACAAAACCATCAAAGTATTCAGATGCATGGTGGAAAGAAGTAGAAGAATTTAACAAACAACTAAGGGAACAAAAGAAATGAAAAATTTTGATATAGAAGTATTTGTAAAAGACCTTGACAAGTTATTTAACGATATGCAAGACAAGGCAATCGCTGGTTCAGAGAACGTGGCTACCGCATCTTGGGTTATAAAACAACAGCTAGAAGAAATTGAATACTGGAAACAGATGTTTGAAAAGGCAATGAAAACGCAGGAATTATCACAAGATATCCATTGGGAGAAACACTTATGACTACCTTTACTTCAGAAGACCGCATTTTGGCACAGAAAGATATAGACTTAGAAGAGGTTATACTAGCGCTTAAGGCCGCTGGATTTGCTGCCCCAGAATATGAAATATTACCTGACGGAAGCACACATTTCTTTTATGGACAAAAAAACATTGATACTCCAGTATCTTTCAAAGAACCCGGGGACAAAAACATCTGATATGAGCTTGGGGATGAATAATTCATCCTTGGGAATTCATCTAAGAAACTTGCAAGACAAAGGTTTATTAGTGAAAACCCAGTCTGGTGGATGGCAGGTATCAGAAAACTACATAATGACTGCACAGCCCCCTATAAATACGCCCATAGACTTAGTTGGAATATGCGTTCGGAAAATGATTGATGTATAGGAATAAGAAATTACTTGAAATACTTAGACAATCCCCATGCCAGATATGTGGTAGAGAAGACGGCACAGTTGTGGCTGCACATTCCAATCAGCTTCGGGATGGTAAAGGCAGAGGACTTAAAGCCCATGACTACCGATGCGCTGCCCTATGTTTCACCTGCCATGCTGATATTGACCAGGGCAAATTGCTCTCCAAGGCTGAACGTATTGAAGCGTGGGAGGAAGCACACCGCAAAACAATTGGCTGGCTTTTTGAAACAGAACACTTAGAGGTTAAATGAGTAGAATAATTAGCTGGTTTTCTTGCGGCGCAGCAAGTGCTGTCGCTACTAAATTAGCGATATCTGAAAGCACAACTCCGGTAGAGGTTGTCTATTGCCACGTCAAAGAAGAGCATCCAGACAATATGCGCTTTATGAAAGATTGTGAACAATGGTTCGGTCAACCAATTACCGTTATTCAAAACGACAAATACAACGGCAGCATTTATGAGGTATTTGAGAAACGCAAGTACATTGTAGGTATAGCTGGTGCACCCTGCACAGTTCACCTCAAAAAAGATATGCGCCAGCAATTTGAGCTGCCGGATGACATTCAAGTATTTGGATATACAGCAGAAGAACAAGACCGAGTAGACCGCTTTATAGACGCTAACAATAGCGTTAAGTTGTGGTCTATTTTGATAGACAAAGGACTTGGAAAATCTGACTGTTTAGCCATGATTGATAGAGCTGGAATTGAATTGCCAGCAATGTATAAACTGGGATACCAAAACAATAACTGTATTGGGTGTGTAAAAGGCGGTCTCGGTTATTGGAATAAGATTAGAGTAGACTTCCCCGAACAGTTTAATCGCATGGCTTCCATGGAAAAATTGATTGGGGCAAAAATATTAAAGCACAAGGGTGAGCGTATTTGGTTGTCAGACTTACCGGTTGGAGCTGGTGACTACCCAAAAGAACATGCCATTGAGTGCGGCATTTTTTGTCATATGGCAGAGGAAGAGATAAGGTAGGGGGCGACCGAAGGTCTGGACGCAGAGGAACGCCGCTACCCCCTATAGTTCGAGTGGGTCAAACCCTAATTCGTCTGATATAACTTTAGTGCGCCGTCTAAATTCGGCATCGTGATGGCTCCATTTTTGAGTCTTCCAGCGACTCATATGGACGCATTCATGGATTAAAACACGGATAACTGTTGCTAAATGTCCGCATTTCTTGTCTGAGATAGTAATGACGTGCTCATACTGCTCTCCGTCATCATAAAGATAAGTGCCCATAGTCTCTGGGTCTGAATCTACAATAAACTTAATCTGCTCTGGCAATGGCATAGGCCACCGTTGAAACGGCTTCATACAGTAAATTGCGCTGTATAAGTTGCGAAGAATAGATGGATTTAATTTCATACGTTGTTTATGCAGCCTCTGAACTCAAATTCGTCCTCACCGCAGACCTGAATAAGCTCTGGCAACATCAGTCTACCACGTTCAAAAGACAGTAAAGCAAACCCTGAACGCCAGTCTTTGCAGCCATCTTCCGTGTAATGGGTGAACTGTTCCCCATAAATGTCCGCTAAAGTGCCTGTTTGAACGCCATAGCGGGTTCCGTTGTAGTCGGTAATAGGTTGCACTGCCAAATTGTGTGTGTGCCCTGTAACCATGTTTACGCCTGAATTAAGGGCATTGGCTCTTCCGGCTCCAAAACCACCTTTCCAACGGTGTTTAATGCAGGTATCCTCATTAACCCAATACGACCAGCAAGGCTGCCAGTGTGGGAAGTGGTCTTTAAGGGTAAACCCTGATACTCCCTCATACTGGGGTGCTTGAGCTGCCAAGAACGTTTCAAAACGGGCGTCATGGTTTCCCATCGTCCAGATTAATTGAGCTCCTATAGCTTCATTTTGGATGTTTCCCATGAAATCCTGGCAGGCTTCTAGCTCTTCTTTAACGGTAGGGCTATGTGTCCAGCCAATCCTAGGGTGTCGGCTATTCTGAGAGCCGTCAAATACGTCTCCATTTGCAATCACGACCTTAGGACGGAATTCCTTGATTATCATCAGAAGGGCTTTATAAGCCGTTGTATATTCGTCAGGCCAGAAATGGGCATCTGAGAAGACTACTACCCTTCCCTTATCCATTTCAATACCCCTGCGGGCATTGCCAATGACTTGTTCTAGCTTTTTCAGGGGGGTATATCTTTGGTCTTCTAGTGAAGGAAGACTAATATTTAACCGGTTTTCTATGGAACGGCGCCGATTGTAAACTGACCTAACGTCTAATCCATGTTCTTTAGCAAATTTCTGCGGACTGCCAATTTTTCTCCAAGATTCTATAAATTGGTCATCTGTTAAAAAATATTTAGTCACGTTATTTTCCCCTGTTAGTCAACGCTAACCAGATAATACATTGATTTATAAGACATTTGTGTGAAGTTAGGGTATGTCCCTATTTTTTTAATGACTTTCTCATCTCTTCAACTTGCCTTGCCATGTCAGACATCATGATTTTTATGCGTGCCATTTCGTCTCTTCTGTCTGCTGGGTCTATCGCCTGATTAGTCTCTACCATGCGAGCTTGTTTACGCAGCTGAGCCAATTGTTTAGTAGTCTGGTCGTATACTTTAGCAAGAGCAATATCATCGCCTCTTTCTTCCATGACTTTTTGTAACTTCTCAGAGTCACCAATTTCGGCGTAATGACGCATATCTGCTAGGGCTGACTGGATTCTTTCGTTGTTCTGATAGAACTGCGTCATGTACTTAGATTGAGTCTCCGGCATGGTCTTGATAAAGCCCATAGCCAATGTATCAATAATTGGCGGATGAACCTTTGCACCCTCTTGGAATGGCTCTACAGCTCTATCTGCAGTCGATACGGCAGTAGCACCCATCCAGCCTAAGTAAGCCTTAATAGCGTAATCCATTTGTACTGGAGAGAACCCTTGTGCATCTGGATTAAATGTCAATACTTTAGAGGCTGCCTCAGATACGCCGCCTAATGCTTTAGCAATACCGCTTGTTCTTTCGGTAGCACGTTCTTGCTTGGATAAACGCTCCATACCAGCAGATTCGATTGGAGCACCGGTAAAGCTGTCTTTATTAGAATACAAGTCAATCATCGGCTTAATCATTTGTGGCATTGGATTAAGAGAGAATGTATCCATCAAGATAGAATTCAAACGATTACCAAAGACTTTGCCTTCTACGTTCTCATCTGTAATCTGCTCTAATGTACGCTCTGCAATCGTTCCAAGGGCGCCAATTTCAAATGGCTTAGGAATGCGGAATTGAACATCATCAATCTTAAACCACCAGAAGTTATCTCTATCCCAATCCTCACGGCGTTGGAAGTCTTCATCGTCTTTGTATGCGCTGTAAAGTGCTAAAGACGCCAACATAATTGCACTAGAGACCGCCATAAAGCGTTGTGCTTTTTTCTTATCATTAATATCTAAGGGTTTACCCGTAGCCATATTATAGATAACACGAGATGTTGGAGCAAAGCCGTCTCTGCCTAACTTGTATATACCCTGTAATCGAGCATTAAAGAACGGAACTACAGAACCAATTACTTTAATTGTACGGAACTGACCTTGCATAGAGAAGTCCATGAGGTCACGGGCTGCATATGACGCCTCTAAATGAGACTTACCGCTGTCTATTAATTTCTTATAAAGAGCTAGACGGTTGGCATTTTCAAACTTATTACCTTGTTCATTATACCAATCAAGTGCCTTTTGTAGATTTGCCTTAATCTTTTCTGGTGTATCTAGGATTGTTCCAGTAGATACGCCTTTGTCAATCAGTCGCTTAATTAGCTTAGCTTGGTTGCCTTCGTGAGCTGTGCCCATTTCAAAAATGCCGCCGCCAGCCAATGCTGCTACGAACGTTGGATTGCCTTTTTTAGATAGGGCGAGTCCATTATAAATGTTGCTTGCTAGATTAGGAGATAAATCAGAGACGGCAACGGAAGACATGGAGTCACGGATTAAGTTGCGAATCTTGTACGCTGGGCTCAGTGTTACACCATAACGTAGTGCGTTAGTAAATCCCTTGGCAATATCCAAGAATGCTGACTTTGGTCCAAGATAAGAGATGGTAGAGATAGCATCTACTAGGTCTGGGTCTGACAGCGTATAGTGAGCTGTTTTACCTTCTTGCATAATCTTCACGGTATTAGCAGGATACTTGCCATCCATCGGCTTAGACTTCTCTGCTACATCCATCATCTCTGCAGCTTTAATTGTATTTTGTGCTGCAATATTTTTAACGGACGCTGAGAGAATGTGTGACCAATTCATCAAGACGTTTTCCATCAAGTCATTCGTCTTCTTTTCGCCGCCCTTTAATGCTTTGCTAAAGTATTGACCGGTCAACTTAGAGGATGAGCTGACAGACTGAACATCGCCGTCTTCCATAGCTTTATAAAACGGAATGTAGTAAATGTCATTGGAGAAGTTCTGATAACCTTCTGTATCAATAATTCCGGCTTCCCTTGCCACGTTTAATACGGAACGATTAAGAGCATTCTCTTCATTCAAAGCAGTCTGATAAACAGATAAACGGGGTTTGCCGTCTAATTGACCTTTTGTTAATTCATTGCGGCCTGCAATAACATCTGCTGGGAATGATGGTTGAGCTGGTTCTTTTAAACCTTTTCTATCTTTAGCAGGAATTTGCTTCCATTTAGCATACTTCTCAGCTACCTGAGCATCACGGTTTAATGCTTTCCATATTTGGTATTGGTCTACTTCAGAACCTAGCGGAGCAAGAATTTCTAATAGACCTTTGGTGCCAGGCTTAATGTTTAGCGCCCCGTTATCTAGGAATACTTGACCGTACTCTAGCAATCCTTGAAGACCGCCGTCAATAGATTTGGACAGACGGGCTTGCATATACGCTTCATCGGAATAGTTTTTAATGGCACGGAACTCATCAAACACACCAGTAACCATGCGGTCAAAGAAATTAGTCCTTAGATTATCAAACTTCTCTTTAACAGTAGCCTTCTCTTGAGTAAACTGTTTACGTATCTTTTCAGCATAGTCTGGGTCAATACCTTCAGCTACCTTTAATGTTTTAGCTCTTTCAGCACGGGCTTTTTTCTCAAAACGAATATCAGGATTTTCTGCGCTAAATGCACCGGTATTGCCAGTAGCAGATTTAATTTGATTTGAATCAAATGGTATGTATTGTTTTGGTTCTCCACCGAAGGCTTCTCTTACTTCAGGAAAAAATCTTGCCTCATCACTTGTGGTAATGATGCCGTCGTACCCTTGAGATTTCCATATATCAATTTGTTTTTTAATATCTTCTTTGCTTTTCCCAAGTCTTTGACTAAAACTATTGATTTGCATTGCATCTAAATAAAGAGGATTTTTTATTGAAAGAAATGCTGGGTAAACACGCCCACCTTCACCGCCAACAAATTCATTGGCATACTCTTTCGTGTCATTAACTTGGTCTACTGCTTCTTGTGAATTGCCTTTTTTTAACTTAATTGATTGATTGCCATCACTTGTGTATTTAAAAGAATCATGGTCAACGACTACATTTTTTAACACTTCAAATTTATTTTTACCTAAATATTTATATACCGGACCGTCTTCTCCACCTTCTGCATAAAACTTTCCTACCTCTAACTTACCTAAATCAGAAAGAACGGATACATAGGGTACTGTTTGACCAACAGCAGATGTATCTTCAGATAATGTATATTTATTTAAAAGTCTTTCTCTTTTTCTTAAATATTGGTCATTTGTATATGCATTTGCTTCATCGGTATTTTCAGTAAACCAAGATGCCGGGTCAAAAATACTAAAATCCTCTTTATCAGTGCCGTGATAAACAACCTTTGGGCTGCCGTCCTCATTAACAACTTTGCTATCCCCAAACCATTTAGCAAGATTTTGCTCTCTAGCTTTTCCAGTAATAGTTTGTTTACCTTTTAGTTTGCCGGCTCCTGCCTCTTGGAATACATCTTCTGCAGTTCTGTAGCCATTACCTTTTAACCAGTTACCAATACGTTTTAGGAAGTTAACAACCCTAGACATAATGGATTTAACAGCTGGAGCTTGTGTTTGAACATCAGCAAAAGCATGAGCGATAGCTTCTTCTAATTGAATTTCTGTTGTCTCGTCCCCATAGCTATTGGCGATATCATACTTAGCCATCCATTCAGAACGGGCTTTTTGCTCCAATAGATTCCAGTCTGCAGCAGAGAATAGACCTAAATCTTTCATAGCGTGTAGTGCTTCGTGGTTAAACGAACGCAACATATTGTCGCCAGATAAGGATAGTTTAATTAACTTGTTTAAATACAAACCATTGACTGCCGTCATTTTCCCGTTGATATACTCATTAATAGAATCTTCAAAACGAAGACCAACGTCGTTTAATCCCATGCTATCTAATGCTTGACGCAAAGAACGCATTAGTTTTTTCTCATCCGCAATAAACTTATCTGCAAATGGAGTGGCTGTTTGTTTTTCGTATAGGTAGTTTTTCTTAGAGCCGTATTGAACATCTTTTGCCAACAAGAAACGTCCAACCTGAAGCACTTCCGAAGCCGATACAACCGGCTGCGTATTAGAGCGGTCGTAGAAATAAGAATGGCGGAAAGGGTCTAAACTAATTTGAGACCATGCTGGGTCATTTAGTTTTTCCTGAACCATTTTATAGGCGTCTTCAGGAGACATGTTTACCCACTCGCCTTCAACAGTTTGCTGAGGCATCTTATATTCTTGACCCGTAGCAACCTTTAATGCTGCCTTTTCATTACGGGGCTCAAATTTAACATTCTTAACATATGCTGTACTAGAGTATCCAATAACTTTTCCATGAGTTCCTTTAGTTCCCTCACGGTGAATAGAAACAACGCTACCGCCTTTTTGAAGGGCGTTAATATCCATTCTTAAACCAACTTTAGTGCCGTTCTTAATGTCCGGATTAATATCATCTATCTGATTAGACTTAAGAACTTCCTTCATTTTTTCTAGGGATGTTGGAGCGTCCGGCTTGGAAACCATAGTAATTGGCATATAGCGATTTACATATTGCTCAAACTGCTCTCTATTCATTGCTCCTTGCTGCAATAAATTAGCGGCAGCAACAACCTGAGGATGGCGTCCCTTGGGAACTCTTAATCCTTCTGTTGGCAATTCTGGTAGCCCAGCAACTACAGGCTCTGCAATTGGTTCACGAGCACTTTCTTCCGGCACTGCTTCTGAAAAATAATCATCTACCGGAGGCGATTCAATAGACACTCCCAATATCTCACCATTTGGACCAATATTGGTAGAGGGAACTACTGGCTCTCTTTGAGCGTATTCCTCTGGGGTTACAGGGCCAGCTTTAGCACCCTTTTCTGGCGCTACAAACTCTTCTGATAACTTTGCTGCTGTTTGCTCTTCGGAAGGGATATTTTTAACAAGCTCTTTACGTCTTTGAACTTCATCATCTAGCTTCTCATATTCATTAAAAATAGCTTTATATTGAGCATTAGCTTGTTCTAATCCAGGTGTCGACACAATGTCGCCATCGTAAAGCGCTTTAATCTTATCTGTTAAAGCATTAACGCCGCCATTGTCATTAGGGTTAAAGAACTCTTCGTCAGACAAATATCCTACGTCATGAGCAATTCTTGCTAAATCATCTAAATCTTGACCTTTGGGACGGTCATTAGTAAAAAAACCTTTTTGCTGTGATTTGGTTAATAACTTATTAGTCGGATGCCGTGGATTAATAAATTCGCCATAATAATTACCCTTTAATGGGCGGGCTTGTAAAAACTCTTTAAACGCATTATTTGCTTTTGTAACCTGTGCACCAGCAGCTTCCAAGTCCTTAGCCATAGCCTTGACTCTTTGCTCATATCCTTTAGTTTCAAAGTTGTATATGTCTTGTTCTGTTGGGTTAATTACAACTTTTTTGCTATCTTTAAAGGTTTCTATAATTTTGCCATTAGCGTCTAAAAGGTTAACGCCGCTTGCTGTTTTATTTGGAACGCCTTCAAAGAACTTAACACCCTCTACTGGGTCAAATACGGCAACTGTCTGCATTGGAGATACTGCAGGCTCTTGTGGTTTAGGAGCAAAGAATAGTCCGCCTTCTGGAGTAGCGTTTTTAAACGCCTCTTCCGCTTGTTGACGGCGTGCTGCTTGTTCTTTAGTAACAGTCTCTTTATGGGCAAAGAACTTTTGCATCGTAGGAGAATTGGCTCTTGCCTCATCCCAACGGGCTTTCATAATAGCGGCTTGGTCTTCTGGCTTAGCAAAGGCTTCAGTGGTTCCCGTTGCAGGTGGCGGATTCATACCAAAACGCTCTTTAAAGGCAGAACTTTCGCTAGTGGCTACTCTGCCATCAGGGAACACATAAAACGTCTCAGAACCTACAGAGGTAGGTGCATTAGGGTCATATGACAATGCAGGACGTGGGATGTCTACAGGCTGTGGTTGATTACTTTCCTTGGCTCTAGCTTGAGCTTCCTCTACCAGTTTTTTAGCGTTTGCTAATTCATTGGCATTGGCTGAGTTTACAAGGCTAGACTTCAGACCAAAGGCTAAGCCACCGAGAGCTCCTAGACCTGCTGCTGCACCAACACCCTTAAATATATCTGTATCTGGTTTTACTGCTTGTAGTTGAAGGTTAGACGCTAATTGACCACCAGCCTCTTCTACACCTTCACTTAGGGTTTCCCCTAATGTTCCACGGATAATTCCCGTTTTAGGAGCTCCAGCCATACCACGGGTTAATGCTCGTTCAATGGTAGAGCCTGCACCAAAAGACGTTCCAACAGTTAATGCTGCTGCTTCAATAGCCGCTATACGGGCTCTAGAAAGAGCTTCTTTAACGGCTGAATCTTTGTCATATCCTTGGGAAATAAGCTCGTCATAGACCTTCTCATAGGTGTCAGAACCGATGTCTGCACCCTGCATGATTGCGCCGGTACCAATAGCTCCACGGGTTCCTGATTTAGCCAACGCCTCTTCGGTGGCGTTTCTCATGAGCATCTTAACGCCCTGCTTAGTCGCTAATCCGCCGCCCAATGTTCCTGCTAAATTTGGAATCTGTTCAGATAAGAATGAGGTTAATAGGGCTGGGTCTGTAAACGTGCTTTTAATTGCAGTGCCGGCTTCTTCCCAAAAACCCTCTGCTTGATTGATTTTCTGAGCCCGTAATGCTTCTTTGGCTTTTAAGACTGGAGATTTAGCTTGTTCAGCAAACTTCTCAAATTGCCGTGCAGCACCTTGAAGTCCTAATTCTCTTTCGTCTGGGGTAAATACACCCATTAACTCACCGACTTGACCCGGTAATTGTGCTAATCCAGCAACACCTTTTCCAAGACCTGCTGCAATATCAGTTGCCGCCTCACCCCAAGTACGCTTCTCATTAAGGGCTAGCTCTGGGTATGCGTTTAATATCTTTGCCTTAGCAGCGCTCGGGTCTAAATCATCCGGAATGTTTTCAACTAACGTCCCGTCAGGTAACTGAATGTTGTAAGGCATTCTTTCCCTTACTTAATGTTTGAAAAGTTTATTGTACGATTTTGTTGCATTGCTGGCATAGGTTGAATGCCAAGTTGTTGACTTAATCCTTGGAAGTAAGGGTCTTCTCGTTTAATCCTGTTAATTTCTTGCTGCAATAACGCTGATTTTTGGTCGTCCGGCAACATACTAAATCTAGGATTATTTTTAACTAAGAAATTATTGGCTCTATCTACAATGTTCTTTTCAGCCATTCTGTAGTCGTCACTTAAGCGACCACGTTCTGCTGACAACATTGTTGCTTTTCTTATCTTACCTATTTCTCTGCCTTCTAGTGCGCCTATATCAGCCTTATTCAAGGCTGCTAATTCAGATGCACGACGGGCTTTAGATGCGCCATACTGCTCCACTCCAGCCTTACCACCCAATCCAATATTGGCAAATGCATATGGAGATGTACCGCCCATCATGCCTAGACCAGCTGCCAGTAAAGCAAGATTCTTATCTTCTGCAGCGCTCTTTTTTAATTCGGCACGGGCTTCTTTGTTTTGAGCAAGTAGCTCTGCATAGTAATCCTGTTCTGTTGCAGGAGCTTCCTGTGGTTTGTAAGGGTATACAGGAGGCGCTTCAGTAGTTGCTTGAGGAGTAACTACTTTTTTAGGAGCTTGTCTTTCTTTCATTCGGTTATATTCTTCTTGAGTAATCTGTTTATTGTTTAACAAATTCTCAGGAGTTCCAGGAACAATTGTTTTGTACTCGCCCATATCTGGAGAAGTTATCATAGGGATTCCTAAATCTGAATACCCACCTTCATCAAAATGACGTACTTCACCACCTTCCGCCAAGCCTACTATGTAATTACGAGTTTCTCTTGGTAAGCTATTGATGCCGTTTTCTGCACGCAATGCCCTGTCTAGTCTACCGGGTCCTGCATTGTACGCAGCAGCAGATAATGCTGGGTCTTGGTATTTGTTGTACATTTTCTTAAGATAAGCAACTCCGCCGGCAATATTTTGACTTGGGTCTGTTGGGTCTACGCCGAGCTCTTTAGCAGTTCCAGGCATCAACTGCATGACGCCAATGGCGCCAGCTTTTGAACGGGCATTTTCAGGGTTCTTTAAATTACCTGTTTCTTTATACAGTACATGCAGGGCTAGATTGGGGTCGACACCTTGACGATTAGCTTCTTGTATAACTTGAGATTCATAAGGATGTGAGCCACGGGTTTGAGCTGGTGCGGCGTATTGCTGCATTTGTTCTGCTTTAGTAGCCTCGTAAGACCTTGGCATACCTTGCATCATTGAGGATGCTCTATCAGGAATACTCTTAATTCCAGACATAATCTCGCCAAACGCTCTTTCCATTTTAGATTTACGAACCTTATCTTCGTAATCTTCATAGTCTTCTTCTGACATACCGCCATCTGCAAAAGCAATAATTCCACCGCCGGCATATTGACGTTCTGGCATAGGTAACTGTGCTACTCCAGCATCTTCCATGGCTGGCTGCTCTGCTTGAGCATTCTGAGCCATTAAATTTTCCATTACTGTAGGAGGTGTTTGACCGGCATTTTGTAACGCTTTTGTACGAGCTACTGCATCAGCCATCTCTGCTTTACGTCCCAAAATTGGAGCAAGCATGTCTTCCCGGATTTCACCCTTCTGAGCCATCTGCATAATCATGGCTTGAGGAAGTTTTGCTAAATCATCAATAGAGCTGTTCTGTTGTTTAAGTGCGCTAAGTATGCTCATAATTAACCTCTAGGACCAAACATATTATAGAGAGACAATCCAGTTAATCCCATACCGCCTAACTGACTAGCAAAGCTTGGTGGTGGAGTTGTCTGAGAACCTGTTTCACCGGTTTTTGTCAATGGAACACCACGAACTAGGTTATTCATAGTCTCTAAACTTGTCAATGGATAATTGAGCTTGGTCATTAAATCTTGATATTGTGCATCCAATTGTTGTTGTTGGGTAGCTCGTTGCAAATCACCATACGCACCTTGAGTCTTGAGGCGGTCAATATCTGTAGCTTGTTGTGCAGTTCCTAACTGACCAAATGTTTGACCTAAACCAGTATAACCGGCAGCCTGACCCAACTGGGCTTTTTGCGCTGCATCAAATGCGTTTTGCATGCCTGTGGCTTGGATGTTACCTAGCTTAGTTTGGAGGTTACGGTCCATTTCAGTTTGAGCTAAGAGCTGACGAGCACCACCATAAGTTCCTTGTCTGGGCGCGGCTAGGTTATTGGTTAACAATCCCTTTTGTGCATCACGTAACGCTTCTTGTTTATTAACATCAATAACGTTTTGCTCATATGGAGACATATACATTCGGGTTTGCTGTGGGCTAAGCATAGAACCTAGGGCACCAAGACCCATAGCGGCGGCACCAGTTCCAAGACCAAATTGTCCAGGAGTTTGCATGCCGCCTAACTCAGTACCAATCTGTTGTTGCATTGGAGACATACCAGCAACACGACCAGAACCAGCTAATCCAGCTGCTTTTAACGGGTCACCATAAGTAGTGGCGTAATCTTTAGATAAAAGCCCTTGAGCCGTTGGTAATATACCGCCAGTATCCGTAATGTACGGTTTTAATACGGCTGGGACGTCCGTTAGGGATGTTGAAATTGAGGTAGATGTTGCCATTTTTTATCCTTTACGCAGCTAAATATTTGCGTGGGTTAATTTGTTTGCCTTGTTTTTCTGTTCCGGTGCGAGCTTTTCTGACTTTATCCATCATTGAATACAATTGTTTTGCACCAGCTTTAGATGAGCCGTTTCCAAGGTGAGAAACAACATCTGCCGGAACAACAAACTCTTCATTTGCTAATCTAGCGGGTTGTTTTCCTTCAATAGAAGCTGGAATAGAATCACTCATACCGTCCCCAGGTCCGTTTAAAAACTGACCGCCATCTGAATATCCGCCAAGGTGCCCGCCTGCTGCATAACCAGCAATTCCACCACCAAAGAGACCATTTTGCAAGTTACCTTGGCTTAAACCACGAGCCTCATCTATGCCATACTCATCATCTACTGAGCCACCAACAGCATATAGCGTGCTATCCCCAGTCATACGAGAATAAAGATTTTCTGATTCTTTGCCTCTGCCATAGAAAGTATCTCCAATAGAGACATCTCTATTAGGATTTGCACTAAATGGGCTTTCTCTTACGGCTTTACGAGCATCTTCTGTAGAACGATTAATTTCAGCCATTGCTTTATCGTATTCTGCTTGAGAAATAGCGTTAGCTTGTTTAGCTTCTTCAAGGTATTTGCGTTGCTCATCCATTGCTGCAAGGCTTGTGACGCCATAAACAGTTCCAGCTGTAGCCATCATTGGAGCCATAGTAGCACCTGATTTAACCGCTGCAGCAGCGGCTGGGTCAATGTTTCCAGTTAAAACACTTTTAATACCAGAAACTGTATCACCCATTCCTTTTGTAGCATTATCTACAGCGCCGCTATAGTTGTAATTTTTAACCGCCTCATAAGCATTTCCTGGGGCATTAGCCATATCCGTACCAAGTTGAGATGCACCCTCAGTGAACTTTGTGCCAAGCTGAGATGCAGCATCACTAAAGTTACCTTTTAAAAGATTCTCTGTCATAGAGTATGGTTGCGGCACCTCTTTTAAAACATTAGCAGATTCACTTGCCAGTGCCCTAGTCATTTCATTAGCAGAATTTTTTGCAATTTCATCTGCCGTCAATTCGGCTGCCGTTGCACTTACTGGAACAGCCCCTTCTGATACTGGCAACAAAGCCGCATCAGGTGCACCACCAGCAGCCCTTAAATATTCGCCTAATTCAGATGTGGCATAAGCAGTTGCTCCACCAATCATAGCGCCTTGAAGATTAAATTTGCCGCCTTTGTGCATTACACCAGAACCATTTAAAGCGCCTAAGCCAATGGCTAAAGGTTGGCCTCCTGGAATCATAGATGCAGCCACCTGAGCAACCGTACCCCATCCTCCTGGAATTGCTTTACCAACCATCTTGTCAAAACTTGCAAGACCAGCGCTAGCAGGCTGAACAATAGCCTTTTCTAAAGGTTGGAATATTTGAGTTCCTAGATTGTTAATAGCTCGATTAGCTTCACCAACAATAGGAATGCTGTCTACAGCTTTGCTTACAGCACTACCAGGATTTAAAGGGTTTAACTGACCAATAGCACGTTGAACTGGCTTAAACACACTGCCAATGCTAAAAAATTCTGGTAAACCCGTATGTGGGTTAATAGTGCCAGAACCCCCTAAAGCTTTTAGAATTCCAGCTTCTTGTGGATTAATATGGGCAACAATAGAATCACCATAACGACCATATTGGGGTAGCTCTTGAGCTAATGCTTTAAGTCCGTGAGCTTGTCCGCCCTGTGCGTAGTAGTTCATATAATAGTCACCGTTACCGTCCCCACACTAGCTGTGGCAGATACTCCATATAAATAAGAAATGTTGGGTACAACAATCTTTAAGTCTTCCCCAACCTGAAATACAGTCCCATTTGGCAAATTGTACCCTGATGTTGGTAAATTTAATAGCCGAATACCATCCATTTGTAAAGGAACATTTGAATCCAATTGCGTAAAATAAAGCCGTAAAACACCGATTAACTGCGCTAACTGCTGTTCGCTATATTCTGGGGTAGCCAAAGGTAGTGCTGGCGAACGAAACCGTTGCATTCCCATTAGCGTTTTCCGTCTGGTCTACCGTCTAAACGGGGGCTTCCCAACTGCCACTGAACCCCTAAATTGCTAGATTCAATCTCAACTGCCATCTGTCTTGCCCTAGCCCGCATAAATATCTGTTCGGTGTATATATCCACTGAAGTCTCAATTACTGCGCTTGATTCGCTATTTGAATAAGCATTGCCTGGAAAGTTCCTAGGTCTAATATACATAGTGACTTCAGGGGCGGCAGCTGTAGACCCCGTAAAACTAATGTCTGGGATGATTCTCTTCGATAAGATAAATTGTTCCCCGTCTACCAAGTCAAAGTCTGACGAAGAAATATACGAAGCCATTGGCAAGACATTATCGTCTACACCTTGTTCGTGGTTATAAATAACGCTATCGCCCGTCATGCTAGTCTGAACCACAAGTTGTGAGATGTTTACTGTATAGGTTCCTGTACCGCCTGTACCTGTACCCAAAGCAGTAATAATTGTACCTGTTGCTACGCCTGTGCCAGTAATTACTGAACCAATTTGCAAATAACCTGCCGCAATACCTGTTACGGTTAAAGTGGTGCTAGAAATAGCGCCTGTAAAGTAAGTTCCAGTTACGGCTTGAGGGTATTCCCTTAGTGAGGAGTCTGACCACGCAGTGCGGTCTATTGTGCCGTAATACCAAATCTTCTCTAAATGGTTGTATATTACATAGGCATTATTGACTTGACTATCTGCTGTAGGGTAGAACCACCAAATTTCGTTCCAGCCTTCATTGGTTCCACAGATGATTTGGTCAGCTTGGTCGTAATTAAGGTTTTGGAATACATGATTACGGATAGTACAAGGAAGCGTTTCTACACGTCCACCATAGGCATAGAATTTGTCATGCCCAAACCAATAAGCTGTGTTATTTACAGTAGCAACGCAACGAGGGCTAAGAATTGAGATGTTGTCAGACAGTTCTTGCAGACCAAATACGTCTGTTGTACCTAAAAACTGTAAAGAATTGAGCGTACCCTCAGTAAATACAAGTATTTCTTGGCGTGTCGCAACCGCAGAAACAATGGCAGAGCCACGAGAAACCCGCAAAAAGCCAGCTGAATTTGTGACTTGTGGTGTCCAGTTATTAGGTTGGTCTTGGTTTGCCCAACGAATCAGCAAAGGGTCAAAAGCACCGCCACCGTAAGGGGTAGCCCCAAATGCTAATAAATGCTTGTCATTCTGGGAAAGTAAAACCTGCATTGCTTGCGTAGGCACATCAGAAGGCGCAACGCTACCTATGGTTGTTGTTGACAATAAAGTAGCCCTAGTTCCTGTACCACCAGAGTTTTTCCAGTAATAAATAGCACCATTACGAATATTGGCTACAAGGTCGTCATCAAAGTTTTGCAAAAACCAATCCCGCTGAGGATTGACTACTGGAACACCAGAACCCGAACCCCACGCACCACGACCCCATGTACCTGCACCCCAGCCATTTCCAATCGAGGCAGTGTCATTACCTACGCTAATTTGAAAGGCAGCTGTAATTCCAGCGCCACCACCTGACGTAGAAGACGTAGCCGCAGTCGTTGTGGTAATAGTGAATGTATTTGCTGTAATAAAGTCAACAATAAATTCAGTATTTAAGTTAACCGCTAAGATTCCACCTACCGCTACTGCGCCAGAAAAAGTTACATAATCACCCTCTGAAGCTCCGTGGGAGTTAATTGTTACCGTAACTGTCTTAGACCCATTGACCGTGGTAAAACAGTTATTGGTTGCTGGGCTGACAAAAGTCTGGCGAATTGGAGTGATGTCATACAGAATCTGACCTGCTTCAATGTATAGTTTTTTAGATGTACCAAGAGCCAAATAGTTATCTGAAGCAGTTGTAACCCAATTAAATACTTGCCGACAGATACCTGCTACAACGAATGTGCCGTATCGTAACCAGCCGCCTATTTTTTGTGGATAGCCAGAACGAAACCGAATTTTGTCGCACTCATACCAACCGCCTTCGTTGGTGTAGTTAGTTTGGTCTCTGTTGACACCTGGTTTAAATTGTAGCTTTTGTAATGGCACAGGGTTTACCCTAATATAGATAGAGCTTTGGCAATTTTGGCTTTACGGTCATCTAAACCAGTTAAACCACCGTTAATACGTTTAGTCATTGTCTCAAAATCACCACTATCTGCCAAGCTGTTTAAGCCCTTCTTGTTCCAGAACCAGCCAGCACTTAATGCCGCATATCGTGCATCCAGCAATAAAGTAGGGTCAGAAAGAAAATCAACGCCAATACCCAGTCCGCAGTTTGCATAGTTTTCCTTACCAGTTAGCTGGATGAGTCCTCTGCCCAAATACTTAGCAGCTTCTTCCTCACTAGTATTACCTAGCCTGCCGTTATAGACCTTGCCAGCTATCTTAGCTGGTTGACGGGCGTATTGGTCTGCAATCTCTTTTGTGGGAAAACGACTGGGCCAAGTCTTCATTAGACCTTCAGCGCTGTAATTTAAGTTTTCTTGAAGAGTCTTGAAATTTCCAGACTCGTGAGCACATTGCCCTAAAAAACAAGCTTGGCGAGCGGGAGTAGAAATATCATATTTGACAAAAGTCTCTTCTAGCGGGGCAAGCCACTGATGGTCAATACCCAGTTTGTCTAGCTGGTCATACGTCATTCTTTCTTAGCTTTCATATCCATAATCTTCTCTAACGTTCTACCACCAAAGTAAAAAGACATGATTAACATACCCCACTGCCCAAGTAGTTCTACGTAGTTGTTGTTTACCTCAACATCAAAAGCTGACATCATGGCAAAAGTAGAATAAACAACCAATATAAATACCAAAGTCATTGGGCGGATGTTTTTAGATAGCGTAGAGTCAGAAGCCATATCAGCTTGCTGTCTTTTAGTAAGTTCTTGCTGCTCTGCAGTATCTGCTGCAATTTGAGCCAGCTCACCATTTTGTTGCATCTCTAACAGTTTGAGTTTGGCTTGCTCTGCTTGTGCTGGGTCAGGAAAGACCTTGTCTAGTATCTTACCGCCAATGTCTAATAGTGCGCCCAATGGAAACATTATTTTCTTCCCTTTTCTCGTTCTTCAAGTAACTGCACTTTAACTTGTAACTGATGTATATCTTTATAAATTTCTTCTTTAAGTTTATGCCTTGCCTCGGCAGAAAGCGGAGAATCAGTTGGTACATTTTCCTTGGTAATTAAAGCTGGCATCTGCCCTTCAATCTTAGTAAGCCGTGTAGAAAAGTCTGATACTTGACCTAATAACCAAGCCAAACACGCTACAACAATCGGCAATACAGCCTTTAAAATGTCTTGGATATTCATCCTTTATAACCCCATGTTAAAAACCACGCTATTACAGCTGCTGCTGCAAAGCAATAAAACTGCACTCTTCTTACTGCCTTTAAATCATGCTGGAATTCTTCATTGGCTTTGCGTTCCATATTCTCAATATCCAGTTTAATCTTTAGTACCGCTTCCCACTCTTTTGCTCCGTACTTCTTAACAAAATCAATTTTAACTTTGGCTTCTTCATCAGAGATTTGTTTCTTATGCTTCCATGATTCAAGCGCCTTAATCAGCGCTTTTTCTTTCTTAAACTCCGCTTCTCTAGCCGCTCGGCGTCTTTCTTGTGCTTTCTTTTGCGCTACATCTACTGCATCTTGTTGAACACCTTCAATGCTTTTTGACAGATTCTTAGAGGCTTCTCGACTTGCATCAAGACTCCCACTAAGAGTTTTTACTCCTTCGGATATACCAAACGGGTCTGCCATAGTTCACTTTATTTTGCCTTCTTTGCACGAGCAGTTCTAATGGTGGTTTTAGCAACAGTAGCTTTAGATGGTAAAGGACGTGTCTTTCTTACTCGTGGTTTAGGTTCTTCTAAGTCTGGTATTTTTGGTTCGAAATTAACCTTACCAACTTCCATGTTGATTTTAGGCATATAGCCAAACTTATCAAATACCCAAGAAACAATAAACATCATTGCACCACCTCTGCAGGTTTATTCAAAGCATCTTTAAGCATCCCAAAGAAAGCATTTTTGCCAACATTTAGCTGGTCAAGATTGAACTGCGCACTGTTAATCTTGCGGTCTAAATCAATGCAATGGTTAAAAATAGCCTGTTGCTCTGGGGTTAAGTCTTCGTACTGGTACTCTACATTGTCGATAGTAATGGGTGTTTTTTTGTTTTCCATTAGTTTTCTCCTTTGGTTGGTTGATAAAATTATTGCGCTGCGGTTTGTAACGGTGTCAAGTCCTCTGTAGTCCAGAAGTCTTTTGCCAGCATGATGTTTAAATGCTCTTTGTTGCGAGCAATCGTATCTGCCCACTCTTCGGCTGTAGTGTTCTCTGGCTTGTCGCCATTGATGAGGGCTACGGAATCAAGAGCCGCTTTGTAGTGCTGGGCGATTTCTTCTGCGGTTACTTCTTGTACGAGTTCAGTCATTTTATTTTCCTAATTGTTGTTTAAGGGAATCTACTTCTGCTTTAAGTTCTTGGATTGCGGCTACAAGAGTAGCAACAAGGAATGATGTGTCAATGCCTTGTGGTTGGATTTTTCCATCTTTGTCTAATGCGTCTTTTTCACCGCTTACTGCATCAGGGCAAACTTCTGCTAATTCATGTGCAATAAAGCCTTGACCAGAATCGCCTGTAGTTTTCCACTTGTATGTAACAGGTTTGAGTAATGCTACCTTATCCAATGCGCCTGTCATTGGTACAACATTTTCTTTTAGTCGGTAATCAGAAGTAGTTACATAAGAAGTAGTAGAACCACCAGTTTCAATCTTACCTACTTGTGAACTATTTACATAAAACTTAACATAAATTCCTGACGAATATCCGCTTGCTTTGGACATATACATATTAGAATCATTATTGTTTTGAACTGTAATAATTCCTTTTGCACTACCACCATAAATAGCAACTCCAGGATTAGTAGAGCTTCCTACATCAATGCCACCCGCTGAAACTGCACCGCCAGTAATAAAAATACTGTTGTTATCAACAAGAACTTTAGGATTGCCATCACCATCAGATAACACAATGTAGTTACTTGCTGTACGGATGTCTAGACTGTTTTGATTGCCATTGTAAGGGCCAAGAATGGTGTTCTTAGTTCCTGTGGTCATTGAGTAACCAGAAGTGTTACCTACAAAAGTGTTGTCATTACCAGTTGTTGAATAACCTGACAAACGACCTAAGAATGTATTACCGCCTGTACCTGTTGTGTGACTATAACCAGCTTGATAACCTACTGCTGTGTTGTTAGATGCGGTGGTGTTTGATGCTAAAGCACTTACTCCTACTGCGGTGTTGTTACCACCAGTAGTATTAGAATTTAGTGCTGGATAACCAAATGCGGTGTTATTTGCACCAGTTGTATTTGCCGCCAAAGCACCTCTACCAAAAGCATTATTGCTTGAACCAGTAGTATTTGCTTGTAACGCATAAAAACCAAAGGCAGAGTTATTTGCACCAGTCGTATTAGCGTATAAAGCCTGATAACCAAATGCTTCTATGCTTGTACCAGTAGTATTGCTGTAGGCGGCTTGATAACCTACTGCTGTGTTGTTAGATGCGGTGGTGTTTGCTTTAAGGGCTTCATTACCAATTGCGGTATTAGTAGCACCAGTTGTGTTTGCTACTAAAGCATCACCACCCAATGCGGTATTTGATGCTACCCCGCCTCCACCTGAGCTAGTTGCTCCAGCAGTGATAAGACCTGTCGTTCCGTTAATTGTTACAGTCATTATTGTGCTCCTTTTAATGCAGCAATCTCGGCTGCTTGTGCATCTACTTTAGCGTTTAGTTCTTGGATTGCTTTAATTAAAGGCATTACAAACATTTCGTAAGATATACCTTGAATAGCGCCTTGTTCATCTGATGTTACGCTCCAGCCAGCGAAGTCTGTAATGTTGTGATTGTCTAATATTTCCTTAACTTCTTGAGCAATCAAACCATACATCTTGTTTTGATAAAGCGGTTCTGTCTGTGAAGCATCATAGTCAGACATGGATTGGTCAAGTTCAGCAGGTGATTTCCACTTATAGCTTACTGTTCGCAAGTCATTAATAAAGTTAAGACCAAGTTCTGTGTTGGTAGTAATCTCTTTTTTAAGTCTTTGGTCAGAAGAACGAGTCCAAGAAGCGTTAGCACTAAATTGGTTGTAAACCCTATTAGCTCCAGTACCACTTCCAAAAGTGAAGTAGTTGTCACCAATACAAGTAACATCAAAACCAAGAACAATTTGATTTGATGCACCAGACGCACTTACATCGGTATAAGAACCAACAAGTATGTTATTAGAGCCAGTTGTCAATGAAACATCATGGTTTCCAGATTGAACACCAATACAGACATTTGGACCACCTGATGTAATTCCAGAGCCAGCCAATTGACCTATACAGGTGTTGTAGCTACTTGTTACAGCAGTAAGTGCTTGAGAGCCTATTGCTGTATTGCCATTAGCAGTAACTGCTGCATTTAACGCATTTAACCCTAAAGCTGTATTACTTGCTCCAGTAGTATTATTGTAAAGAGCCGTATAACCTACTGCAGTATTGTTTGATGCTGTTGTGTTGTTATAAAGTGCTGCGCTACCTACTGCTGTGTTGTTGCTTGCGGTAGTATTTGCATACAAAGCACCTGTTCCAAAAGCACAGTTATAGCTACCAGTGGTGTTAGTTTTAAGAGCGGCATAGTAGCCAGTATCTCCACCAACTCCCACATTTCCTTCACCAGTAGTGTTTGCATATAAAACAGATGCACCAATAGCAACGCACCCATATCCTGTTGTTTTTGAATAAAGTGCTGAATAACCTACTGCGGTGTTGTTAGATGCGGTGGTGTTTGAAAATAAAGCAGTTTCACCAATAGCTGTATTTGAACTTCCTGTGGTATTTGCATACAAAGCCGCATTACCAAATGCTTGATTACTTGCACCAGTTGTTAAAGCATTAAGTGTATTCCACCCAAAAGCATTGTTGTAATCTCCTGTTGCACCTGAGGGAATTGTTGTATTGGCAACAACTACATTGTGTGCTACATTTCCACCGCCATGCCCTACAGTAACGTTATTAATAACTGCGTCTTTAGCAAAAGTAACTGCCTGTGAAGCATTAATAGTTACCGCAGTCGTAGTACCATTAGTTCGTAATTGAAGCTCACCGCTGGTATCTCCAGCTATTGCTATTGCTGTGCCAGCAGTTGTGCCAGCCGATATAGTAGATGCCATTATGCTAACTCCTCATCTGTTGGTTTAGCTAGTGTAGGGTGTTCCCATTTAGCAATGTAATCGCCTTTGCCGTCTGAATCGTTTTGCAAGTTAATATCACCATAACAAAAATCGTATGTTGAAAGTTCAGGATATAAAGCTACTATTTTTTCTTTTAATGTCATTACGCACTCCTTACCAAGCAACCTGAAAACTGCTCTTGCACATCAATGTCGGTATTTTGTGATACTCCTGAAGTTTGATACGCATAAATTTCAACATAATCTGTTGTTCCATTCATAGAAACTAAAGCAGTAACCATCATGTAAATATATCCGTTAACTAAACCACAAGTTGCACCATTTACATAAGCCGAACCATTTTTAAAAATTCTAAAAGCATTGTTTGAAGATGTAATAGAACCATATCTTGTATTGGCATTAATTTGGTAATATCCAGCTACAGTTGGTGTAAAACGGCTATTTGCAAAATTATTGTTTGTATCCCAATTTTCTGTAGCGTATAAAACTTTAGTAAACACATTGTCAGGGACAGTTGTTGCACTACTTGAATAAGCACTAAACGCTGGACCATTACCAGCCACATTAGTTCCTAACATAGCTTGTGTAACTACGGCACTAGAAGCAGTTGTTACTATTGTTCCTGCATTGGCTGGCAGTGTAATAGTATTAGTACCAGCTACGGCTGGGGCAGATAGCGTTATTGCACCGCTTGTATCGCCTGAAATTACGACTGAGGACATATTCTTTTTCCTTTAATTTCGTCTATTTTACAAGATTACCCAGCGTTGTCCACTTGGAACGGTAACTGTTTTTGTTGCATTAATGGTTATTGGGCCAACACTTTCAGCGTTTTTACCAGTTGTAAGCGTGTAATTAGTGGTTACAGTAACACCGTTTTCAACAAATACTTCATCACCGCCACCACCTGTAGCACCACCACCTAACTGACCCCATGCACCGCCTTGATAGCCTTCAAACTGTGCTGTATCGGTGTTATAACGAATTTGTCCGTTTACTGGAACAGCAGG